ATGGTCGTGGTCAAAGTCCAAGTACCCGAAACCTTGGTGCCCAGCGAAGCCACCTTACGATTAAACAGCAGAGCGGACACAGTACCGCTCGATGCAACAGTAGGTGTTCCAACGTCAATGCCCCAACAGTTCCAGGCAAAGTTTGCATCACCGGTTGAGTACGTAGACTTGACTGTCACAACATCATTTGCCTGCAACGGATAAGTCGCATCCATAACGCGGTAGTACTGGTTAGTCGTAGTCGACAAATCACTATCTGTCACCGCAGCAGCAGTAGTGTCGTCGCCAACACCGAGCCGAATAGCAGTAGCAGTCAACGCCTGCGCGCCAGCCCCGATCAGTAGGTTAGTCAGTCGGTTAAGACCAACAGTTGTGAGAAGATTTCCCTCAACCTCGATAACCTCATAGGGGTCGACGTAGCGACGCAGAGTATCTCCATCAGGATCAGCGATACCAGTCAGGCTTCGTACGAAGTCAACCTCGCCCTGTCCGAACTTCTCGATTCGGGCTCGGGGGAACCACTTAATGCCATCAAAACTCGTGGTCACAGCCCACCTCCTTAAGTTAGTCTTAGTTAGCTGAAGTCGTCCTCTTCGTCCTCAACTACAAGCTCTTCGTCCTCAACTTCGTCATCTTCGTAATCCTCGGCATGAGTCTCGACATCCTCGTCGCGCTCATCCGGACCGCCCTTGCGGTACACGTTGCGGGAAAGTTCCTCGCGGGACTCAGCGTAGCGAAGCACTACATCCAGCCCACCTTCACTGTTAGCCTGTACCAACTGAACCTCAGCGGTGCCGCCAGCGAATTCGAGGATGTCACCCTTACGGATGTCAGCCATTTCAAAGTCCTTTCGTTTGAGTTAGTGTGGGTGGTGGAGCTATTCATCGTCGTCCACAGCTCCACCACCCGACGGTTACGAGGTCAGATCGAGCGCCGCAAAAGCAGCGTCGTCGATCGCGTCACCATCAGCACGGAAGACAGCCTTCACTGAGAGCAGATCATTCACCCAGGCAAACTCCATCGACCACTCGATCCGAACGTCCTTAACCATGCGCACGAAGTACATGGAGAAATCCGCAAAGATCGCAGATACACCCGCAGCAGCACCGAACACAGGAACATTCGGGTCAGTGAGAATGGGGTAGCCGAGGAACATGTCCGGCTGACCGGCGCCCTGAAGATTAGGCTCCCAGGCGTACTGAGAGTTCATCTTCAGCTTGCGAAGCGGGAAAGTAGACTGGTCATTAACCAGCCACTTGGCCCCGCGCCGGTAACCAGGCTTGAGCTTGGCGACCACATCGAAGAACTTGTCAAACTGAGTTGCAGACGTAATATCCGTCGCGTATGCACCAGCGACCTTGTTACCCGCCGGGACTAGGGTACGCACACCACGAGGCTGCGAAGTACCGGTACCCAGGGTAAGGTCTACTCCAACGAAGTTCGCGATGTTGCGCCCAAGCACAGCACCAATCAGCGATTCGATATCGAGAACACCATCCTCGACAAGTTCGCGGGAAACCTGCGTGTACTGAGCGTACTTGTAGGCATCCAGCGCGACCTGGTCGAAGGTCGGGTCACCCTCGATAATCGGACCAGCTTCAGCAACACGCGACTGCGACTGAGTGACAGCACCCAAAGCGGTCAGACGCGGGAGCTTAAGCTGCTCACCAGAGGCAGTACGAAGAATAGTCGGACCCGTCGACAGAATCGCGGTGTCATCGAACAGCTTCTCGTACAGCGATGCGACCAGGGTTACCGGGACAAGCTCGGCACCCTTAGTAGCCGTACCTGCGAGCAGGTCACGATGCTCAGCAACAAACTGCCGGTGATCCGGAATCTCCTGGTAAGCACCCCCATTTCGGGTCTCGCCAGCCTTGGAGGCCTTGAGGTCGGCTCGCATCTTGTCAGCCAGGGTCGGCTCCTTGTTATCGTTCTCCTTAGAACGATTCTTGCCGCCCTGCTTCTGAAGAGCCGTTTCCCACGCAGTCGCGTAGTCACGCTCTTCGCCCTGGCGCTTGATCTCATCCGCGATCAGCTTACCGTAACGATCAATGTCGTTATTAGCTCGCTCGTACGCAGAGTTGTCTTCCGCCGACATCTCCGTTCCTTCAGCCGCACGCTCAAGGTATTCCCTGAGCGCATGAGCCGCAGTTACCCGCTGCTCATTAAGCTTCCGGAGCAGAGGAGTTTCGTTAACCTTGTCATCAGGCATGGTTAACTCCTCTCTGCACTCTTGGAGTGCATTGAAATTACATGAATTGACATGTAACGTGGACTCTGCCGGCGTTACTTTGCCAGTTTGAAACTGGCTTCGAGTTCTACCTGCTTGGCAAGCTCCCTCGTTGCCCACTCGACCTGGGTGAGTCCGTCACGGGTGCTGGTAAGCGGCCCGGTAGTTGACGTGTTCGGCCCACTGCGAATGGCGTTACGGATAGCTTCAACGTCACACAGGTCTCCAACCTGGAGACCGCAACGCTTAGCTAGACCAGCGACAGCAGCCTCGCGGATAACACCGGAGGTCGCATCCTGGTACGCGGGATAAGTAACCGGAGATACATCCACCAGGCCAACCTCATGGAGGTGCCGCAGCGGAATGCTGTCCTCGGTCTCGTCCCACTTGTCATTGATATTGAAGAATGCAAACGAAGACTGGTTCACATCACCGCGCTCTAACAGAACCGTCAGATCCCGCGCGTACGATGTGTCCGGAGCGAGCGCCCGATAATGAAGGCCAGTACTATCCAGTGACAGCTCCAGCGTGCCAGCTTTGGAGCGTCCCAGCACCATGTTGGCATTGTGGTTATAAAGCGCACGGACGTCTGCCTCCTGTACCGTTTTGTTGAAAGCTGTTGGCTCGACAGTTTCGACAAAACCCCCGAGATTGTCAGACCTCTTGTTAAACACCGCTGCATACCCTTCGATGTAAGTCTTACCGCCGGTATAGCGCAGCTCAACATCACTGGTAACATAGCGGCGTTCGATGTTTCTAGTCATTCAGAACTCCCTTCGCCGCATGCGGCACTCATTGCTTAGCTTCCTTCTGTTTTCGGGCTTTGTCTGCTGCCTTGCTAGGGGCACCTTTATTAGGAGTCTTTTTAGAACTACCCCCCGAGGTACTGCCTCCCGGCGCATTCGGATCAGTGCCGTCCTGCAACGTTCCGACCAGCTCACCATCCTCATCAAGGGTGGTCATAGGAGGCATGTAGTAGTAAGAATCGCCATCCTTCGCGGCCTTCGGGAAGCCAAGAGGAATACGCCCCTCGTCACGAGTAATCAGGCCCTTTTCGAACAGCGTCGTGTAGTTCTCAACCTGTTCTCCGTAAGTGCCACGTGTCAAAGCTTCGGTCTTCAGGAAAATCAATGTGCCAGCATCGTCGCTACCAGGAGAATAGGAGGTCAACGCAGCTTCAAAACGAGTAATCCAAGGACGATAGGTGTGCTGCAACATCGCTAAATTCTCTTCCGCGAGGCCAGAGCCCCACGAAGTCTGCACACCGATGATGCCCACTCGGTGAGGCGGCACCCTAAACCAACGAGCCACATCGATAGCCTGGAACTGACGGCTCTCCAAGAACTGCGCATCATCCGGTGGAATCGAGATATTGTGGAGCTTTGCACCGCCAGACATAATAGCCGGTCGATGCCAGTTACCTGGTCCCTTGTGGAACCGCTCATAGGTCTTGACAATTCGAGCTGCCTCCGATGATTCCACCGACTGCGGCATCTCAATAACGATTTTTGCCTGAGAACCCTGCCCAAAGTAACGGGAACCAAACTCCTCAAGCGTGAGCCCCAGCCCGATAGCCTCGCGAGCTTGCGCGATGACCGAAAGACCGGCAGCCTGTCCAGGCAGCGTAGGACCCTGAATGTGGAAGATCTCCGAAGAGTCATACCATCGACCCTGACTATTGATTTTGTAGCGCCGCGCATAAGGCTTATCCGGATGCCACTCCACGTGGACCGCATCGGGGTCCAACACATCGAGCGCAATGATGACGTTGTCTGTTGGCCGGCGAATAATCATCGCATATGCATTACCCCATGCGAGGAGCGACAGCATGAGCTGATTCCAGATGTCGAACCGTCGCAGCTCGGGATGCGGCTTGACAATCCAACGAGGAATGTTTGTCCTCGTCTCCATCGACCCGTCCTCAAGCTCTTTCATCGCCGTTGGTGGGAGACTTGAAATACCATCGGCAATCAGGGTCATGGCCGCGTAGGCAACGCTGTACTTAAACGCGCTCTCCTCTGTTACGCGGGCGCCGGAAGCAGTCTTGATACCAAGGTCCGAGTTACCGTACACATCAAAGGGAACTACAGCTCGCTGCTCAGCGGAGATAGGAGGATTGATGCGGTTCCAGAGTCGCTTCGGCCACTGCCGAATACTTGCCATACCTTCACTCCTCTCCGAAGTCGTCATCGTCGTCATCAATGATCCGACCAGATTGCTTCCACTCGTCGGCTCGCTTCTGACGCTCTTTCCGATCATGCTCTGCTCGCTCTTCAGGAGTTTCTAGGTCATCATCGTCGAAAACGAAAATGTTCCCCTCCTGCTCCGGCACAGTTACCTTGACCGACAACGCGTTTACGAGAGCAGTGATACCGTCGATGTTTCCGGTGCTGTTCTCCTTATGCGGTTTGATGTGACCTTCACTATCCGACTTGTAGCCAGCGTTATTAGCGTTCCACCGCAGAACAGGATTACTGTTAGCGGTGAATCGCCGCTGGCCCAGCAAACGAGTCAGCTCCTTAGCGCCCGGATCCATACGAGTAGTCAACTGAGGCACCTTGACCGCCATGACCGGTGACTTATCTTCAAGATAATTGACCACACCGGGCGCCTGCCACGGGTCATACCCAAACATCTTGATTCCGTACTCACCGATATCCGCCAGCATGGCGTCACGAATCTTGTCGTAATCGTGCACCTCGCCGTTGAAAACCGTAACGTAACCTTCATCTATCCATCGCAGCAGCAT